ATCACCGCTGGCTGCCCTTGAAGGGTGTCTGGGTGATTCGCCACGTACGCATCGTATGCTGGTCGAGCTGCATCTAGCTCAGACTGCATCATTGGGACAGCTTTGCCTTCAGGCTGCTGGCTAGTTACATACTGTCCGAACGACATCAACGGCTCAGTCGCTGGGGCGGTTTTCTCACCCCCAGCTACATTCTGTGCCGCTTCGTTCCCAGTAGCATCGCCAGTAATCCCAGCAGCTGCTTCCAACTGCTTCATGCGCCACTCAACCATGTCGGGCTTGACGCTTGGGTCTACTTGTGTGGCTAGGAAGTCGCCCCACTGTTTAGTGGCTGCAGCTTTCTGCTGGAACCCGACTGCTGGGTTGCCCATAGTAGCGTTGAACTGATCCTGCAGCTGTTTCGGTCTGCGCGACGCGTGTATGCCCAGCGGAGCCATTAGCGCAGTCATAGCAAGTGTTGGCCCGATAGCGCTAGTGGCTTCCGCCCAAGGGTCTACCCCCTGCACACCAGCATTTTGCTCTACCTTGGCCTCGCCGTAGTTCTGCCCCATCTCGGTGCCAGTCTCGACTGCGGCAGTTTCCCCAAGGGTCTTCGCAAACGGTTTGAACACGCCCCCAGCGCGAATTGCCGCATCTGCGGCTTCGGGTGTAGCAGCGCCTTTCACAAGCATACCGCCTACGCCCTTAATGAGCCTGCCTGCGGCTGCCGTGCCCACTGCTTCACCACCGGCCTCAATCGCGCCGGACTCTAGTCCTGCTACATGGGCATTATGCTCGGCTTCAGGCTGTGACTTACCCGCAGCCAGTTGTGCTGCCAGAACATTTCTGTACGTGTCTTGGTATTGCGCGGAGCCAAACATCCCCGCCCCGATGGCACCTGCTGCCGCTAAAGACGCACCGCCGGTAAGCGGTGTTGCTGCCACCAACGCCATCGGCGCGAGCGATGGCGCGAGCATACTTGCGCCTGATGCCGTATCATTTACGAACGCTCCGTGCCCTGCGGTACGTGCCCCGAGGGATCGCCCATACGCATCCTGCGTGCCCTGCTCCATTGCAGAGCCTACGTCATACAGCGTGTCACCCTCTTTACCTGTCGACTGCAGCGACCGCCCAATAATACCCGGCAGGTCTACTACCGCACCTCGGAGTGCCCCTGCACCGATCTCACCCAGTGCGCTCCGTTTGTTTCTTGGGTCAGCAGCATAGGCTGCGTCCTGTTGCGCTTTAATCTGCGCTGCGGTAAGCACCGGAGCGGCAGGAGCAGCCGGAGGAGCGTACGTAGGTAGGTTTAGCGATGGTAGCGAGTTAGTTGGGGTAAACTTAAATTCCATGCCTAATTACCGAGGTTGTGGTAGTTGCTGGTTAAGCGGCTGCCCAGTATGTCCGTCATACGCCGTCGACCCGATTGGGGCAATCACCACACTCTTACCCCCAACCCCGTGCATCGCGTAAAACTGCTGTAGCGCATCTCCACCTTTTGCCAACGCCGCGAGATACTCAGCGTTATACTGGGCTGCCACTTGGCGCTGGCCTTCGGTATTCGCCGTATCCAGTGCTCGCTGCTGCGCTGCTGTATTCGCAGCACTATCTACCCCATATATGTGCGCGGAGTTCGTGGTGTTGGTATTCTCTATCGACGCATCAGTAGCGTATCGACTATCCCCTGAGTGTATGTTCGCTACGTCGACGCTTCTATCTGCCCCATACCTCTGCGCATTGGCTTGGGTATTGGCGTCCTGCGAGTGGTTATACCCTTGCATCTCGCCTGCTATCATACCCATATACATCTGACGTTCTTTACCGCCGACGTTAGGGTTCTGCAGAGCGAGTTGCGCGTCGAGTACCATGTTCTTGTGCGCCCAGCCTGAATTGATTTCGTTCTGTGTCATGCCCTTATAGTCGCCCGATGTAGCGGGGGTATTGTTGCCGAAGCTGGTTTTCTGGGGGGTGAACGTGCCAGAGGGAGCTGCGGCTTGCGCCGGGTTACTCGCAGCCTTGCCCTGCTGATACGCGTTCCATAGTGACCCTGACTGAACATCGTCTATCCCTACCTTGGGCGATGCTACTGGCGTAGCAGCTGGCGTAGCAGCTGGCGTAGCAGCTGTTGGGGCAGGCGCTGGCGTTGCTCCCCACCCAGTAGTGGTGGCTACCCCGAAGTCCTTTATCGGGGCTGGTGCAGCTGCTGGGGCTGGTGGTGCCAGTGGTACGCCGGTATACCCGGCAACCGCACCATCCCAACCTTGCTTCAGCTGGTCCCGCGTGTCAACCGCTGTGTCTATCGCTGCTTGCTTCGTCTGGTTCCCTTCCCTAGCTATTGTGTTCATCGACGATATCACAGGCGCAGTAACTCCGTCGTTAAATTTATTATATGCCCCTACGGCACTCCTAACCACTTTACCTGCTACCAGCCCGGTTTGGCTCGCTAAGGAGGGGTCGTACTGTGCAGTTTGCGTGAGTTTGGGCAGTGTGTTTATGAAATCGTTTGCCATATTGACTACCTTATGTATGTAAATCCATTGCGTCCGAATCCCCACTTCATTGGGGTGAACATTCTGCGCCTAGCTTCCTTGGCTGCTTCTGCTACCGCAGCGTCAAATCGGGCCTTATGGCCGTCGGCTGTGCCTGCACTGCCCCCGTCTGCATCGTGGTTGCGCAGCGCCCTGTATGCTGCCCACTCGAGCATGTCCAGTTGGTAATCTTCGGGTATTTCGCAGAGCTGTGAACCGCTATCCTCAGTGAACGGAGTTAGCGGTCCTCGAACGACGCGGAGATTTACAGGTAGTCCCTCCTCTGTCGCGGAAGGCACAGGGAATACACGTAGCGTGATCGCTGCCTGTCCAGCAGTGCCACTTACTGTTTGCTCGTCGGTTGTGAATGCTCGAGGGGCACCGGGCGGAAAGGTAGTTACGTCGTTTACATCGAACCACAGAGTATCAGGTGCGACGGAGCCATCAAGCTGGCTGTGCCCCGCACGAGCCAGGTCTACCGAGCCAGCGTTAAAGTTAGCGGATACGACGGCGTACACGCTGGGGTGCAGCGTGTACATACCTGTGCCGGCGGAAAGGGATATTTGGGTGACGCTAGTTGTGCTGGCGTCACGGATGCAGAGGGATTGCCGTGCAAACCGCTGCTGCGCATCCTGCATGTATCTGGCTAGTGCAGCGTCCGACCAAAGATACGGGGCAGCGATGTCCCGTAGCATGTTGGTTCTAAGTTCATCCAGTAAGTCATCAAAGGTCATAGACAGCTCCGTTGGTTATGCTGGATGATACAACAGTTACATTACATTAGCTATAGTTCTGTATGGGAAGCGTAACCGCTGGCGGTATCCCAGCACCTGCTTTGTTGTTGGGTCCACTACAGGTGTATCCATCACTGCGGTGTCCAGTATGCTAATGACCTCTGGCGGAACATCTGCTTCCTCGCCGGGACGTAGGATATAGCTACGACCATTAGCGCCAAAGAATTGACCTGTTGGGGGGATAGAATCATTGTCCTCTAGTATAATACGCACGCGTACCTTACCTGGGGTAGACGCGCTGACTGGGACTACTGCGCTGGCTTTGGCACGGCTAGGGCGGGGTTTAGGGGTTACCTTGCCCATCGCGTGCCCTAGTTCTTCATCTTCGTTTATGTTGCTGCCGAAATTATCACTCATTGTATTACTCCTTTGTAGATACTGCCTCGTCGAACGCGCTGCCAAATTCATCATCCTCAACCTCTGGTGATAGCTTGTCTAACACCTTAAGTAAGAATGCTACTACTTCTTCTTTTGTGGCAAACGCGTAGCCTATCCATGGGGACTGGTACATTGTTTTAGGCTGGTTATTAGCCTTACTTATCTTGGGGCTGCATACCTCTACTTCGTACCCATTCCCCAACTTCTCGATACGTACTATATCGTCGCTCATGTAATTCTCCGATACTAAAATGGGGGCCGAAGCCCCCAAGATTACTTACGCGCCAGTTGCTTCCCAGTGGAACTCTTTGCTTGCTAACATAGTTGTAGCGTTAACAGAGAAACCTTTAGCTACCGGAGTAACACCGTTAACTAGGTCCAGGGTACGGGTACCCGCTGCCACAGTGTGCAGCGACGACGCGTTTGCCATGCCCGCATACCACTCGTCGGAGATGCGGTCAGTTACGTTGTGAAAGAGTACCACTGATGGGTCAAAACCGAGAGTGATAGTAAGTGCAGCTGCAGCACCTGAGTCAGTTACGATCATACCAGATGCGCGGTTTACAATACCGCCAGACTGGTTCATTGTGTTTGTGGTTACGGCCATGTTACTCTCCTAATGTTGGATTAGATACTTATCGACGTTAGCTGGGGACCGAAGCCCCCAATGCTACACTAGTTATGCGGTTGCGGCGACTTCTGCGCGGACCATAAACGCATCCTGCAGGATTACCGCTGACTGCCATGCCTTCCAGCCGACAGTACCGCGTTGTGCCAGTGGGTCACCCGCAGCTGGCTTAGGGCTAACAACCATAGGGGTAAGTGAATCTTTACCCTTCAGTGGAACGATACCGTATGCGTCGCGAGCCAAGTACAGGATCGGATACACGTCTGCGTTAGTACCTGATGTAGAGCGCATCAAGCCTTTGGCACCACCCGCGTCAGTCCACGGTGCGAACACTGTAGATGTTAAGTAGCGTACACGCTCAACAGAACCGATCTCATTCTCGAACGGGGTAACCGTACCGTACTGTTTGGTGCTGATGAAGCCAGACATATTACGAATGTCCGTTTCCAAGTCTGGGTGAACCAACGCGATGAACGCTGCTTCGATAGGCTCTGTACGGAAGTTCGGTGTAGATGCAACCGCAGTTGTGTGCGGCTTGGCGTTCTGGCGGCTCAACGCTGTGGTGATCTGACGCTGAAGTGTCAGTGAGATTGGGGTGTTAACAGCAGAGCGAGCACCGCCGTTAGACCAATACACGTTTGTACCGGCCTTCAAGATATTGAAACGGATGGTCTCAATAGTCTGTGCAGCTTGCTCAGCGATAATCATTGTAGCTTCGCGCAACACTGGGTCTTCGTGTGTATCTTGAACTACGTCAGTGATAGTTACGTAGTCACCATACTGGTTGAGCTGCACAGTGTAATCCTGGGTAGCCAAACGGTTACCAGAAGGAGTTACGCCCTCAGCCAGCGGAGTTGTCGCCAGTGGCACGTAGTACGCGCCAGAGCCGCCGCCTGCCGAGCCGGTAGAACCTTGCAAGAAGTAGCGACGAAACTTTGCAGTTTTCGTGCTGTTTGTAGGGATTGGGTAGTTCTGACCGAACTTCTCGATGACGAGATAAGGCAGAGCGCGGGACAGCAAGTCCTTCATTACATAGGCTGCTGTACGTGGTGAAATATCACCAAAGACTACTACGTTTGACATATTTATTTCCTCTCAGATTAAAGTGGTTTATGCAGCGGGGGACTGCTCCGGTGCATCGGGTGCGTCAGTACCAGCATCAGTACCAGCGTCAGTACCAGCGTCAGTACCAGCGTCAGTACCAGCGTCAGTACCAGCGTCAGTACCAGCATCAGCGGCAGGTACGTCTGTAGCAGGTGCAACCCCACTCAAACGCGCAACTGCATCCGCCATTTCCTCGCGGATACTGGCAACCTCACCTATGATAGCTACCAATACTTTCTTGACCTCGCTATCAATGTTTGCGGCTGAAATACTTGAAATCATCGTAACTCTCCTTATTTACCGCCAGCGTTTGCTTCGCTCCAAGCTGCATCAAAATCAGCTGCATCTGGGACTGTGGCAACCACTGTACGTTTGGAATTTACAACGCTCAGAGCAGTGGCCGCTTGTTTGGCTTTATCTGAAAGTTGGGTGGGCTTCGGGGCTGAGGTAGCTTGTGGCACCCCAGCCGCTTTTTTGAAGTCCGCGATTAGCTCGACGACAGCTTCTGGGCTGCCCGACGCTATCACTTCTTTCGCTCCAGACTTCATGTAGCTTGGCAGGGTATCCGCCCAGGCTATCACTTTGTCGTAGATTTGGTCGTAATCTTGATGTGCAGTTCTAATAATGTCAAGTGTCTTATCTTCAGATAATGTCTGCGCGGCATTATATGCCTCACTTACCATAGGTCCGTATACACGGGAAATTTCATTGAACACGTGTGTAACGAGCTGCTGGTACTCTGCACGACGTTTCAGCGCCTCCCCTTTGGTAATGTCCGGCCAGTCCTCCTCATACTGCTCCAGAAATTCTTTTTCGGTAGCGTTGTACATTTCTGGCGTAGCCGCTGCTGCCGCAGGCGGTACTTCCGCCGCAGGTGCTGCTTCTGCGCGTTGGCGCTCAAGTTCTTTGAACCGGGCTTCCCAGTCTACTGCAGGAGGCGTCGCTGGTACCTGGGTGTCCGGCTCAGCTTGTACTGGTGGAGTATCCAATTGCGTACCTGTGTCGATGTCACTGGCCGCACTATCGTCTTCAACAGCAGCCGCAGCGGCGGCAGGCTCTCCAAGTATTTCCGTAGCTGCAGTTTCAGCGCTGACCGCATCGACAGCTGGGGGAACAGCTGCATCTGCGTCGGGCAAGCTGCCCTTGTCCAGTAGCGCGTCAAACGCATCCGTAAACTCATCATAATTATTCGCCTCTGGTGCTAGGTTATCTTCGTGTTCCATCTCTATTCCCTCTCTATGATTTTGGTACTACCCGATCTGCTATGCTTAGTATGCTTAGCAGCTTCTTATACGCCTTGGCTTCCCCCTGCAGGATTGGGATATCCTCCCCCCGGGCCGATATTAGGCTGTTCTTGCACACCTCCAACTCGTTGTCCAGTATCGCCTGGAGCGCCAGCCCCGACGGGTTGTACTGGCTGTTGAACAGCTCCTTGCGGTACTCCACCACCTGCTCTCGCGTGAGCAACCTGTGTAGGTGTGACATCTTTTTCTAGTCCTTTCAAGATAGTGTTATATGTTGCCGCATCTGCCATCGCGGTATTCTTGTCACTCTGGGTAAGCTGCTTGACGGACGATGCCAATAACTCACGTATCTCAGCGCGCAGCATTTCTTCCTGCTGGTCAGCCTGCTTCTGTGCTGCAGCATCACGACTGGCTTCACGCGTCTTCGCATCCTCTGCCGAGCATAGCACTTTGCCGATATCTACGTCTCTAGTAGCCATACGGTCTTTTGTAAGGTCATACCAGTTTATGTATATCTGTTCTTCTGGGCGCAGGGTGTTGACCAGATTATCGTACGCCATGCCACGTGTCTCTTTGGCGATGAGGCTGGTTGACCCGTGTGTCACTACCTGGAAGTCCCCCTGTATATCTGGGCGAGTGTTGAAGTGTTTGTTGAACGCGACTAGTGACGCGAACACAGACTGAGTGAACAAGTCGAAGTTACGCACTACATCCTTAAACGGCAGCGCAGCATCTCCACGTATCATGGATGCCCCCGCAGCGGTACGGAATGGCTCTGACGGTCCCTTCTGCATATCGCCGCCAGTGGCTGCGTTGATGAAGGTCTCGGTGTCCGCGAAGCCCTGGAACATTGTGCTAATCTTCATCAGCTCGTCGATGTGGCTATCGACGTTGATGTTCTTGATAGCTGGGTACTGCGCGTCCTGGCCAGTGCCTTCGCGGTAGAATATCTTGTGCGCGTGGACTGAGTTGAGGTCCTGGTCCAACCGTAGCAGGTCAGTGTTCATCTCGGTTATCGGGCCGCACACGACTGAGCCATTATCCATAATCATACGTGTTGTCGCTGACACCCCCATCTGGGAGTCGCGCATGATGTTAGGTAGCCCGTTGCCGAGTATGGAGCTATCGTCTTCCTCGAACACGAAGTGGTGGAACGTGTTAACGCGTACGTCAGGCTCTACCATGGCCCAAGGACTCATAGTTGCCTTAATAACCGTGCTTCCCAGCACCCAGACGACAGCTTCAATCATGTCATTCAGGTTCTCGTCAGCAATATCAACACCCGCCCCTCTCAGGTATGCGCCGGATAGATACCCATCCCAAGCGATGATTTCATACTTGCGACCTGTGTTATCGTTCACATTTATCTGTACGCCTAATGTCTTCAGTTCAGATTCATAGGTACGCCGTACATAGTTACCCATTGCGTTGTCGGTTAGGTATTTATTGATCGCGCCCTTCAAAAAGTCTGGTCTGTCTGCCAGCTCGCGTATCTGCCTGCGACTCATCACCATGCGAGTAAATTGCCCGTCCATCTGGTGCAGGAACTTAGCCGACATGTCTGGGTAATAGTCCCATACGGACACTGCTTCAAACTGTGGGCGTAACGCCTCCACAGTTATCGGTGTGATGCTACCATCTGGGTTACGCTGCCAGCGACGCTGTGTCTGTGCCTTAGCGAACGGGCCGTGCAGTACGCCTATCCCGTAGGTAATACCCGACATGAGAACTTTGCGGCAGAGCGCTACGTAGTCGACCATACGGTCGCCACCTATCTCGTCCAGCTGGTCTTCTATCTCAGTGGTTAGGTTGTCTGCGCGCACAGAAGCGAAGTCACGTATGGCGGCTTCTATCTGGTCATCTGTAGGCACTTTCACCTGCCCTGTAGTCGGGTCAGGCTGCTGCAGCTTCATCAGTACAGACGCCAAGTCCTCCGCTTCCAGGTTAGGTACCTTGGAGGGCTCAATACTCCAGTTACGTTCGCTGCTGGGGAATAGCAGGTTCATCATGCGCGACAGCATGGATACACACTTAACACGTGTCAGTTTCGGGTATGCCTG